TACTTTGGAGACAGAGAATTTTGTTACTAGCGAGGTCGATCTCATCAAGGAGCAAAACAGCTCCTCGTTCGAGGGCTTCAATGACTGGGCCATTGTGCCAGACGGTGTTACCATCAATAAGGCGGAAACCGCCAATAAGATCATCTTCATCGGTTTCAATAGTAATGTTTACACGGATGAGTTCTCTACCCAGTTGAGCACACGCTTGCTCAACCGAGAACGTTTTGCCGTTACCAGAAAGACCCGTAATGAACGTTGGATAGAATAGACGGGACTGAATAATTTTTTTAACATCAGCGAAGTTGCCAAACTTGATGAAGGAATCATCTTTCTGCGGAATAAGGTTTTGTTTGATTGCAGGGATTGCTGCAGGACCATTATAAGTCACTTCCAGATCCTGAACAGTTTCATTTGTAACTTCCAGATTCCACTTCCCGTGACCTGCCTTGTAGTTGGCAAGACGACGAGAGACAGTCTGGTAACTCATACTGTTCATTGCACACCAGGCTTTGATATCAGCACTGGTGATGGTTTCTCCGTAGAGATCTTTTAGAGAGTCAATCAGTTGATCGTCGGTCATCTTGAGGCGAGTCATGAGTTGTGTCGTTTCAACAAATAAATTATAACGCACTTCCTCCGCCCTGGGACAGTCTGTGGACAGTTTCTCAACTGTCTATTAGATCCTTCACCTTACCATACTTCCATCGATTCCAGTAATCATACAGAGTCACTTCGATTTCAGGATCAATCAAATAAAGATTGAATAGGCATCTCTGTTGAGCGAGTTGGACCTCGGTATGACCGTATAGAAGATTTGTTGCGTCTGTAGAAAAGATGTTTGATAAGTTTACAAACTTTCTACCTTTACCTGCGAATATCTTACAGAACTTATCCGTTTCTTTATAGAGATCAACCTTTTTGAACTCCACATTGCAAGCTCTGAACCATGTCCAATAATTTATAAAGTTTTGAGATCCACCAAAATAATTGATAGTATCTTTCAGAGATTTGATGAATGAAACATCTTTGAATATAGTCATGTCATCATGTTGATCACCTTGTTCATCAGGAGGAACATGAGTTTTACCAATCCAAGTAAAGTTTTCTTTATATTGGAATGTCTTCATACACTCAAGTAGATTTAGATGTCGTTTACCCAAATCATCTTGCACAAACCCAGGTGTACTACCCCACTCATATAAGTGTCTATACCAAGCGAGACTTCGTTGATTAAAATCGTAAACAACAATTTTGGATTTTGGATTAAGTTTCTTTTGCCTGAAGAGATCAAAAATCTTAAATCCACTTGCAGTGTTTACAGCAAGATCAAAAGCACCTTCATTTGATATACGCATATCTTCACTATTAAATAACCAAATCTGATCTTTTACAGATAAAGCATCTTCAATAGATTTCTTTTGATTCCAGTTCTGACTATCGTAAGTCGTCATAGTTTTCAACGACTGTTCATATCGAGAAGTCTCATGTTCTGGATAATGGTAAAACTTATTATGTCTTAGGGTTTCATTCAACATGACAACGGACCAACCACCTTCAAACATTGCTTTGAGAAGTTCCCACCCCTGACCAGCAAATGGTTGTTTAGTTCTTTTCTTATCTTTATTAACTCTTACCCATAGAGGGGTATAGTCATGATGAAAGTTCTCTTCACTTCTTTCCAAAACAGGTAGGAGTTCTTCAGACTCTCCTTGCCATGTACCAAAGTCAGGTCTACCAACTTCCTTCCATGCATAAAGATTGACAATAAAGAACTGATGATGAAGTTCTGCCCAATGATCTGGTTTCATTAGACAATGACCAGCAACACCAAAATCCTTATCTTTCATAATAAAGTTTCGGATCTCTCTATCGTATTCAAAACTTTTAAGAATAGTTCCTGCAGCGAGAACTACACAATAATCATACCCAGCATCTGCGGTTGTCTCTAGGAGTTCTTTGATAGAATCTCCAAAGAAAATATCAGACTGTTTGTGGGCTCTCTTGAGATAGAATAAGGAGGAACCTTTGAATCGAAGATACATTGCAGTATTCTCAATTCTATCAAGTTGATTGTAGATCCCATAACAGATCTTTCTATCCTTGTCTTCCAACCTCATCTGAAGTTGTTTATATGCACCCTCAACCAACTTAGGGTTTACATCCCCGTGGACTATGAAATGATATCTGGGTTTATTACTATTGTTATAAACGGCATGAGTGTTTCCAATGTCCAAAAACATTCCTCTGCCTTGTTTGAATGGAACTTCCCCATGATCTTTGAAGTAGAAACCACATCCCTGTGGATTATTGATTGCAATGTTTAGAGGCCCAAAAATTCTACCTTCTCCATCATCATGAGGCATGATGTGACCGCCAGGTTCGATTTTCATGATCCGAACCCGATCAAATCTACGATACCCAAGTTTCTTCAAAAACTTTACACATGCAGGAAATTTTTCACATGCACTCGTCCAACGATATTGATTTGGACTTCCGCCATACTGATCATAATTTTCAGTGGCATCTGGACGTAAACCATGTAAGGTCAACCCCTTCCATCCCTCATGAGAATAACTGAGGTGTTTGTCTTTTTCCCTATGTCCAACGAACATGTCATCATTCTGGACACACTCGCGATACATTTCCGCAAAATTGTCCTTAAAGTCTATACTTAGATAAGGCCAATCCGAATCCCAAATATCTTCAGGTAACGGTAATGTAGGTTCCCACTCGTTAGATTTGGATGTGGAAATAAATTTTTCAAGAATCTGATTCATCTCTAATTTCAATACCAATAAACTCTTCTATCTTAGAAAAGACTTCAATGTTCCAACGTTTTTGTAGCTCTGGATCATGTCTCCATGCATCCAAGTCTGGATTAAATCTCGTAAAGGTTTCATCAATAATGACTCTACCAAGGTGATATCTACCAAGAGCAAGTTTATCCCTATCGTGAATAGGAATCATTGCCCTAGTTTCTTCATCTTGTTTCAAATACCACTGATAAAAATCTTGTTCCATACTCTTATACATGTACGGTGTTTGAGAGAAATTCAACCAACACTCAGTACTGTACAAGGTTTGAATTTTTACTTGATCATTTTGAATTACGCGAACATCATCGTCACACATCGCATGAGAGTAATCTTTACCTAAGGTATTATATCCAAGATATAAAGATCCCCAAGCAAATTCACTATCTAAGAATAATTTATCTCCTTCATCAAGTGGTTCACCTGGATATGGAGGATATATTGAACAGAGGCAACTATAACATGGAAACATATCAGGAGATGTCTTCATAGCAATCTCAGTAATATGAATCCACTCATTCAAACTCAACCAAGTATCATGAGCTTCTTCACTAAGAAACTTTTCTGGATCTAAAGACTCTTCTCCATACTCTTCAAACATCTCATGGAGATAATTCAGTTTGTCCTGATCGATCTCACTAGGATCTCCCTCCAAAAAAGGAAGTCGATCAGTTTCATACAGTTTATTGATATGAGAAACAATACTGTTTAGTTTGTTTTTTAAGTATGGAAGATCTTCAACATTCTTATTGGTAATCTTAAGATTCAGATATGCATCTTCTTCCTGCTCTTTGATTCGGATTTGTTCAATCCACTTTTCTCTAAGACTATTTGGTTGCAAGTCAAAGGTAATTGGAAGGATTTTACCACCCTCCATCCTGAAATAGAATACTGCAAATTTCATAACAAAGGTTCAGTTTTTACTTTTTGTCCTCTTTTTTATCCTTTTTCTTAGTGTAGATTGCACCCTTACCGTATTTCTTTTCGATGTCTGCTTTTACTTTTTCTACCGCAGACATACCATCATACTTCTTTTTCTTACCACCAGTAGGACCAGCTGCGAACTTTGCTGGCTTTCTATAATTGGTGTTACCGTCAACACCACCACGTTCCATGCGTTGATCTCTCAGACGGTCTGCGTCTTCTTCATTAATTTGTTGGAACCAGGACTCCTCCATATTGAGAATAATAGTATTTGCTTCCTCTTCAGTGGTTGCAAACTTTTTCTCTAGAAGATAATTTTTAATAACTTCGTAAGTTTGGAGGGCGTCCATGGTTCTCACCGTTTTCTTTTATTTATTCGTCTTCGGATCCGAGAGCTTCAGAAGAAGCAGTATCCATACCTTCTCCCTTTAACTCTTTGGGTTCTACTTTTGCAACTGGTTTTTTTGCTACTGGTTTTTGTGCAGGTGCTGGTGCTGGTTCACCACCACCCAATAGTTCTCTAGAGAGTCTTCCCATGGGTTTACCTATTGATTTCATAATATTTATGCAACCAGGTCAACGAATTCACCAAGAACTCTCTTATTCATTTTCTTAGAATTTAGAGACTTTTTGAAAGCACTTTTGATCTGTGCCTTGGTTGCATCTTCTTTCACTTCAAACTCAGAGTCGGAGGAAAGTGCAGTTGAAGACAATCCGAAATACTTTTGATATCCAGAACCGTCGATAGAGAAAGATTTGTTTTTCTTCCATTCTGCAAGTTTATCATAGTAACCATTTGCACCATAGTATCGACGAATGAAACTACTTGCATCTCGACCATCCAAAACACGAATACCAATAAGGTTAGTGTTGGGGAAGTTATCTCGAAGATTTTCAAGCATCACGTTAGTGAACTGAGTAAATTCTCCAGTGAAAGCATAAGTCTTTCCAAGTTTACGATCTCGGAGAGTAATTTCATTATAGTAAGGAGAATTCAAACCAATGTAAGGTTCACCAGACTCAGACTTTCGTGTCGGAAACTCTTTGTAGTACTTCAGAGCATTTGCCTCGCCATCAGTAAGAACAACACACTGAACTTTCTGGACTTCGTTTTGAATTTTGAACTGAGGGATAATCTGATGCAGTGAGATAATAGCTTCGTTAAGAGGAGTTCCAGAAAGACTTAGACGATTGGGATACTGATAGAGATAACCCGACCAGTTACGGCAGCTGAAGTGTGCAGCAATCCTGAACATGTTGATCATCTGTTGTTCAAGATCACGACCATTAGTTTTATGAGTGAACAGATTCATGAGATTGAAAGTTTCATCCACTTTGAAGAAACCAGGAATCTTTTCCACATAATAGTCTTTGTCATAATCACGATAGGACCACTCATTAGTGAAAGCATAAACCTCAAAGGGAATAGAAACTTTCTTGCAGAACCAGATAAGGTTATAGAGTTGTTTGATAGTGTCAAGCATTACACTACCCATAGATCCAGACCAATCAAGGACAAAGATCAATCCATGATTTTTACCATCAGGGAGGAGAGTCACTTTCCTGAAAAGATCTTCATTGTACTTATAAGTATGAAGTTTAGAACAATCCAGAACACCAGTGCGAGCCGTAGATGCTCGTGAATATGCATCTGCAGATTTCTTCATCTCAAACTCTTTAACAAGATAACCGACTTCTTTCTGTGCAGACTTCTTGAATTTTTTGAACTCTGCGTCTACACCACTGAACAATTTTTCATAAGCATCAGGTTGATCATAGTTTTCTTCGGTTTTTCTCCACCACTCATTGATCTCTTGATGAACGTCAGAGTTGGAAACAATAACTTTCTTGAGATCTACTTTGGGAATTTCTACGTAGAAAGTTTCGATAGCATTGGAATCTACCAAATCACGGATCTTTTCTTCAAGACCATCAACAGTCTTCACGTCCAGATCATCAGAAGTTTTATCTTCTAGTTCAATCTGTTCCTCTTCCGACTCTTCATCTTCCCATTCCTGACCCTGTTCTTTCTCATCAGACTCCGACTTCTGTTCTGAGTCAGTAGGATTCGGAACCATCGGTTCATTCTTACTTTCCTGATCATTGCTTGCAGAAGGAACCTGTGCAGGAGGTTGAACCTCAGCCTGTTTTTCCTCTTTCTTCTGATTGCAATAATCGTACATACGTTGTGCAGCGATCAGAGCTTCTTCAAAAGTCTCTGCATCTGCAATCTGTTTGACAATATCTTTTTCTTCATCATTATGGAAAGGAACTTCAATGAAGTTGCCAATCTTGAAATACAGATTCACTCGATCCGCCAGTCCCATCTTAGAAACGTTCTGACCCTCCAGGTCAAAGAAATCTTTCTCAGACAGTTCCTGATATCCACTGTAGAAGGACTTACGCAGACCAGGGTATTTGCGCTTCATCAGTTTCTCGATCCGTGCATCTTCTGCGATGTTGAAGAATGAAGGATTCATGTAGTACCGATCCAACCAGTTCTCGTCAAGGGTATAGAGAGCATGACCGACCTCATGACCCACCAACATATCATAGACACTGTTGGATGCCTTCTCCCACATAGGGAGGGTCAGGACACGACTGTGAACGTTGAAGGATGCAGTCTCTACGTGTTTGTGTTCAACCACCAGATCCTCAGTCGCGAGGAGTTTGGCGAGTTGAGATTTGATCTGGTGGCGATTCATAGGTTTGTCTCGTATGAATCAATTATACAAAAAAAGGAGGGTAAAAACCCTCCGAGTGGACAGTTCGTCAAGCGAACACTCCTTGATCTTTCATGTACTGCAGTGCCTCTTTGAGACTACCAATATGTTTTGCTCCGATGGCGACTTGAGGATATTCAGCCTCTGGTCCAAATTCGGCTTCAAATCCTCTTTGAGTAAAATGTTGATTTAAACGATACTCATGATATTCACCGCCAAGATGTTTCAATAACGCACAAACTCTTTCACACTCTTGACTACCGTTAGTGTAAACTACGCAAGCGTTGTCGATCATTTTTGTTTTTCCTCTTCGTATTCGATTACAATTCTTTTATAGTCTCTACCCGTGTGGTCTACACAAGTGATATGAGTCAACTTACCATTTAATTGATCAGAAATTTCGTGCAACTTACCCCAGGGAATCTTCTTGTCCACGTTTCCTCCACTCATCAATTTCTTCTTGGGTTGGAATATTTATTCGGAAAGCAAGTCCGTCTTCTTCAAACTCCTTGTTCATCTTCTCATAGGTTTCTGGAGTTATTTTCTCAGTCACGTTGCCTCCAATCATCTGGTTTATCTCTTCCAAACCACTCATTAATATCATCTGCACCATCAAACCCCGTTTTGTAATTAGATGGGTCGGGGTCGCCTAGTCCCATCTTATTCATAAAATCATCCATGCTACCTTCTTGAATATCCTGCGCTGCATGACGGCGTGCTTTATTCAACCAGTCCCTGGCGGTTGTATGTGCCTTAGCAAGTTTTTCCGCCCAGATCATATCCTCCAGTGGTACTTGCTGTTTATTAGCAATACACTGACAAATAGATTCCAGTCGGAGACGATATGCGGTAGATAGCATAAAGTTGAATTCCTAACTGTGTTATTTAGATTCTAACATAGATTCCAATTCATTCAAGCGAGTGAATTCATTGTATGCTTTCTCTGACCGTTCATTTAGGATAGTCAGAATGTCAGTAAGAATTACTTCGTTATCGACATATTCATTGAGGTATGTATCCAAAGCCTCTTTAAGATATCGATATCTATTCCACTCGGGGGAGTAGGGTTTATACATGATAAAAAGATACTATGGTCGTATTATATATCATCGCACAACTGATGGCAAGTTAGAATCTAGAGTAGATCCAACCTGTACAAATATATTTGTCTTTATATGTGGGAGGAATTCCACGATGAACGTGAGACCAGTCTGCAGGGAACAAAATCAATTTACCAGCTTCTGGTTTTATCGATTCACCGTTAGCAAACTCAGTATATCCACCATAATCAATAGTATTAAGATACCAGATATAAGTAAGAACTCTGATTGCAATTGCACCAGTATCTTCTCTAGTCACAACAAAATCATGATGCCAAGTATATCCAACAGACTCTGGTTTTGTTCTTTGAATTTGATATCCAGTATCAAAATAACTTTCAAAGTCTTGAGAAGGAAATGGATACTTCTTAGAATGTTCTTCCGTATATCTCTTTAGTGTGTTGTAAAAAATTTTATCTTCTTTTTGCCAATCAGGCCAATTTGATAAATGCAAATCCATAGAATCTTTGATGTCGGTCCTAGCGCTTCCACCACCAATCAATCCCTGGTCTTTCCTATTATCTCTTTCAAATTTCCATATACAATGGTTACAAAACTGAGAACTAAGAGTGTTCTCATATATATCAATAATCATACTACTTTACTAAATCCCTTCACTTTATCAAACTTGATTATACGATCAAATTTATCCATTAACTCATCTGTCTTATGTGAAATAACAAAGACATGTGCGTCTTGTATTACAAATTTGATAATAGTAGTAAAGAAGTCAGTGCCAGCACCATCCAGAGAACTATCAAAAATCTCATCCAATATAAGAAGATTGGTGCTGGCAGAGTTACGCATTTTTGCAATATCTCTCCAGGTAAAAAGGAGAGACAAATCTATTCTCATTTTTTCTCCCTCAGAGAAAGAATCATAACTGAAGTCTTCGTGAATCGGAGACCTGATTGATTCTTTGAACTCTTCATCCAGTGAGAAGTTAATGTAGAAGTCCATCATCTGTAGATATTTGTTTATCTGCTGATTCATCAAAGGCAGATACTTTTTGATGATCTTGGACTTAACTCCACCATCCTTCATCAAGGAATGAGCAAAGTCTAGATAAGATACTTCTTCTCTCTGAGAGGATCTTTCTTTTTCAGTTTTGTCTAAATCCTCCTTGAGGTTTTTAAGGGTCTCTCGCTCAGTATTTCTGTTTGATACTTGATCGGCAACGTCTTGAATTTCCTTTCTAAGATTTTTGATTTGTTTGTTAATCCCAGAAATTCTAACATTGTTTGTTGAAATGTCATTGTTGAGTCTGTTAATCTCCGAAGAACAATTTGTGAATTCGATATCTTTTTCTTGTTCTACATTGATTGCAGCCTCCAGTTCTTTGTACCCTTCATTTAGTTCTTTAGATTTCTCCTGAATGTCTACAATTTTATCTAGGCGAAATTGTTCCTCTAAAGGTTGGGTGCATGTAGGGCAAACCGTATTGTCTTCAAAAAACTTATGCTCTTCTACAATGTTTTGTATCTTTTGTTCTAGTTTTACTTTAATTGTATTGAGTTTCTTAAGAGTTTTTTTAGTATTATTAAGATTCTCTAACTTTGGTTGCAACTCATCCATAATCTTCAAAGTCTTTCCATCATTTTCATCCATGATGACATCAACTTCTTTGTGAAGATTTTCTACTTGTTTCTCTTTTCTATCAATTCTTTCTTTACCAGACTTTTCAATATCTCTAATAAAACTCTCTTGCATTTCAATCTTGTCTTCGATCATATCTTTTCGGATCGAAGCTTCACGAATAACTTCATTACAAGAACGAACTCTATCCTTAAGGATTCCATTCATTGTAGAAAAGATTTTAATATCCAGAAGATCTTCCACAATGTCTCTACGATTCGCAGATGTCAACTGCATGAAGGGGACAAATGTGGCAGATCCAAGAATAACAGTCTGAGTAAAAGACTTATAGTTTAGTTTGAGAATACCCTCTTCAAGTTTTTTCTGTTGATCAGCCTGAGCTGCATCCTGATTTTGAACCTTACCGTCTATCCAGATCTCAAAAACGTTTGGTTTGATTCCACGAATTACCTTATACTCTCGGGATCCGATAGAGAATTCAATCTCTACTAGGCAATCTTTTTCATTGACCGAATTTACAAGTTGAGGTTTGTTGATCTTACGGAATGGTTTGTTATACAAAACAAAGGTAAGAGCGTCCAAAATGGTACTCTTACCCGAACCATTTGATCCCATGATCAAATTAGTATTTGACTTTTGAAAATCAACCTCGGTAAAATTATTCCCCGTGCTCAGGAAGTTCTTCCAACGAATCGTCTTGAAAAGAATCATAATGAGGTATAACTAACTCGTTTGGACTTATAATCGAATACCTATAATTATACTTGTTACACATGGATATTGCAAGTTCGGAATCTACTTCTACTACATCCATTTCTGGAAAATCATCTGCTTCCAACTGCATGGCATAACGTTCTGCATCATCCTCTTCCTGGAAGAAAAAGAGGGTCTTATCGCCGTAGTCATCTTCTACAGCGTATGCACCTTCTTCTTCTTGACCAGAAATTGTGAGGATATACATCATTCGACCTCGCAAGCTTGTTGATAGACTTCCCTCAGGAGTTGTTTTACTCGTTCTTTGTTCAGATCAAAATCCGAGTCTTCAACATATTTATTGAGAATTGTTATCGTGTCTTCGATCTTCTCACCATCAAAATCAACATCGTCATCGTTGACTTCAAAATTTTCTACTATCTTAAGATCATGAATACCCGACTTGTAAACCTTGTCGATAAACTTATCGAACATTAACGGATCGGACTTCTTTCTTACTACTACCTTTACGATTTTGTCTTTAAGATTTCTAGTATCAAAAAGTTTCGCATTCTGATCTTCGTAATAGATTCTTTCAAAGATAGTGTATGGATTCTGAACAAACTCTAAACTAAAATCTTCAGTGTCAAAGAAGTTGAATCCTCTCTTATCATCCACATCATTCCAGAACAACTGATAGGGATTACCAATATAAAAGATCTTTCCATCATTTGATCTGGTATGATAATGACCAGAACAAGTGATTCTAAACTTTTGGAACATATCTACACCCATACCATGTTGTTGAACATGCCCAGGATATGTAGAGAATCCATTGAGTTCTAGGTGACCAAATGCAGCCTTTGCTTTGGTTTTCGCGATTTTTTCTTGCGTCTCTTCAAAATTTTCTTGAGAGATCCAAGGAACCATGAACGCTTTGAATCCGTCAATGTTATACTCACCAGGACCAGAGATGGGAATAACATTATCGTATTCAGACAGAAGAGAATCAATGGAGTTGACCTCATTCGTGTTCTTATAATATGCATCATGATTGCCAACTAACTGGTAAACAGTGACACCTAGATCTTTGAATCTGTCATATACATTTTCTTTTGCCCAGTTGAGACACCAAAAGTCAACAGACTTTCTACTATCAAATGCATCACCAAGATGAATGCAGTTTTTGATATTACGTTTCTCTAGTTCTGGAAAAAAGATGTCTTCATAAAACTTTCTGAAATACTCATGGAAGTTTTTACTTCCTTTACGTCCACCGTAATGAGTATCAGTAATCAGTGCAATAGAACTCATTGATACATCTTTGTTTGAATAGCATCCTTAATAGAATTATACTCTGCAGAATTATAATTGTCACCATCTACTGTGAACACTTCGTCGTAACCAGACCTCTCAATGATTTTGGTACGGATCTCCATTTGTTTTTTCTCCTTCTGGATTCTGCGGAGAAACGCATAATGAATGATCTGCGTAAAGTAAGCAAAAGGATTCGAGGATTTCTCAGGATTAAAATTATGAATGTACTGAACGCAATTTTCGATTCCATCACAGATCATGTCCTCACGGAACATATAATTGACAAAGTTTGGTTTGTAAGACAGGTGGGTAGCGATCTTCAAGAAACACTCGCCAAGGTAATTGGTAATACGTGGTTTCGGTTCACCTTTCTCTGCAGCCTCTGCAACATCGTTCTTGTACTTAACGATTGCTTCTAGAAACTCTTTGTTATTAACGTAATGTTCTGATCTCTTGCGTTTTTGCATCTCATGGGTCCTTTGTTAATGTTTAGATTGTAACACAAAGTCGAGCTGTTGACAACACCCTAAGATATTGTGTACAATGACTCTGTGGAGTTTCAAAGATCAGCTTTCTTTTTATAAAGCTTTTCAAACATTATTCTTGCTTCGGATACTTTTGAAACATATCCAACAACTTCAGTAGTATCTTGAGCCCCTTCTGTTGGATTTTTTTTATCCTTTTGTCTGATGAACTTGTGATACATCTGAATAGATTCTTGATTATTTACTTCACTGATAGTCATTACTCTATCCATATTTAAAAGAAAACAATCATCATCAGCAAACTTCAACCAAGGATCAATCTTATATCCTTGTATACCTCTTGAAGCAATAGTTATAACTTCTATCGTCACTGGATTATGAAGAACCAACATGGTTCTATCTTCATGTTCTTCTGGAGAAACGATTGCAAATATCTCTTCTCCAGATATTAGTTTTATGACTGCATAGAAATCTTCTTCCATATCTGTCTCTTATACACATCTCC